TAGATACGAACAGGTCTCCACTGCTGTCGATACGCATACGTTCTGTGTTTGATGTGCGAAAAGCAAGCGGTTGAGCCTCTCTCTGGTTAATAATTGCTTGGCCTGTATTGCCAGTAACTAGGACAGAAAATCCATCAGTTGTTGTTGTACCTGTAGCCGCACTAGTCATATGAATATATGCATTACTGCTACCAGAACTCTCATGCACATGAAATTGTCTTACTGGCGCGGTCAGGCCAATCCCAACATTTCCACCAAACGGATTGAGTGCTAAATCATCTGCGGCTGAACCTGCGCCGTTTGCAGATTGAATATATTGTTCTGCGTCATTTGTTAGAGAGCCAAAAAACAGTGATGTTGATGCGTCACTTGAGCCTCTTATTTTTGCCGCCGCTTTTGTTGTAGACGTTAAAAGATTTGATGCGCTTGAGGCATATCCCTGCGCTCCTTTAACTTCAAGAGGTACAGTCGGTGCTGATTCGTTAACCCCAACATTGCCGCCTTCAAGACGCATCACTTCAGACCTAGTGCCAGCAGTCATCAACTCGTAAACAAGTGCAGCATCCTCTGTTGTGTCCGTAACATCTTTATAAATTACCTTCATTGTTGCCAATGTTGGAAACTGACTATTATCATTGCGTCCTTGAAAAACAATCTGCCCAACTTCATCATCATCTGCGGGGCTTGCGCTGTTGCGTTTCAACAGCAAATCAGGCGCATTATTAGCGTCTGCGCTTGTGTTTTCGATAATTACTTGATTGGATACATCATCACCAGAAATATGAAGCTGTCCTGCTGGCGAAGCTGTTCCCACGCCGACATCCGCAGAAAGACTTATATCTCCAGTTCCATTTGGATTGACAACAATATTACCATTAGACGCACTTGTGATTTCATTGCCGTTTACATCTAAATTGCCGCCCAATTGTGGTGATGTGTCACCAACAATTTCTGTAAGCGCACTACCAACACCAAGTTCACCAGCATCTACTTTCTTTAATGCACCATCTGTTGCATCTAAAAACATCAAATGGTCAGCAGAAGCAATGGTTGTATCAGCCAAACCGCTAATAACGCTTGGATCAAGATGTTCTTCACTGATTGCATCGTCTGCTATTTTTGCACTAGTAATTGCATCAGCTGCTATCTTTGCAGTTGTAACCTGTGCATCAGCAATATGTGCAGTATCAATAGAACCGTCAGTATAATGCTCACTATTTATAGCATTATCAGCTATTTTAGCACCAGTTACAGCATCAGCTGCTAACTCTGCAGTAACAACCCCGCCATCTTTAATTGTAACAGCACCACTACTAACATCAAAATTATCACTACTAAAGCTAGCGACACCAAGATTCGATGCTGTAGCCGCCTCAGCTGTAATGGTGACAGTATTAGATGTAGCAGATGTATCAATACCCTCACCCCCTGCAATGGTTAGTGTCTCGCTGTCCAGGTCAATAGCAATAGTTCCGCTATCTGTTGTAAGGTCTAGGTCTTCCGCAGTTACAGTTGCATCTACATATGCTTTGATTGATTGTTGTGTAGCAAGATGACTAGCACTATTAGACGACATATCGTCTTCATCTTTGATTGATGTGCCGCTTATTGTGCTATTAAGAACTGCGCTTGTAAGTGTTTTGTTTGTTTCTGTAACTGATAAATCTTTGTAATAGTCAGTAACAACACTTACATCCATACGTTTGATTGTACCTGCATCACTTACAAGAAGCTCATCTGTAGCCGCTAAACCTGATGTAAGGGCAGTTTGTGCCGAGATAGCATCTGTGTTTATTTTTGCGCCTGTAACAGCTGTGTCAGCTATTTTAGCTGTAGTAACTGCGGCAGCATTTATTTTGGCTGCTGTTACAGCTGATGCATTAATTTTAGCAGTAGTAACTGCGCTATCAGCGAGCAAAGAAGTTGTTATTCCACCTGTATCTACAGCTTGATCAGTTGGTTCTATATCACCATCTGATGATGCAAATCTAAGATATTTACCTTTTCTATCTGCAAGTAAAGGTAGTTCCATACTTGATGTAGAGTCTTGGTCTTTTAGTCTGATCGACCTGTCACTTTCATCTGCTCTATCAGCTTGCATAGCAGTAAACCTGTCAAGCTCACGATTGAGTGTAGCCACCGCGAAAGCACCCGATGTAGGAAAGTCAGTAGTCCGAGCAAGAGGTATGTCACGAGTGATAACAACAGTAGAACCACCAGTAATACCAGTGACAGAAATAGCCACGGTGCCAGTGCTACCATCACCGCCGGATACAGTGTAATGAGTAGTAATTGTTTTAAGAGTACCATCAACATATACCTTCAAGTCACCATTATCAAAGAACTCAAATGGTACAGCAAAGCTAGTCTGCGTCACCCCCTGGGCTACAGTGTATGATATTCTCGGTGTGTTATCTGCTAAATTAATAGTCATGTCGTTACCCTACAAAAAAATAAAACTAAAGTCTATCTATCTTCTAAATGCTGTGCCTATATCTTGCTCTGCTTCTATCAGTGCTTGTGAATCTTGTTCAACACCAGTCACCCAGCCATAAAGTAAACTAGATGTACTACCAATGATAGGTGTTCCCTGGAATGGCAGCTGCTTACCTATTTTTGCAAAGTCACCATCACCTGTCATCAAATTATAGATTTCTTGTGTTAGCTCCGACATCTGACCAAATGGTGCGCCTAATGGCTCTGTAGCTGCATCAAACTTACTAGCATTATATTTACCCTGTAAAAATGGATTGTCTTTATCAACCACCCCATGAGCAATCATATTCTGCAAAGCCATATAATATATATCTGAATAGACACCTAGTACGCCGCTGCGCTCAACAACTCTTTGAAACAACTCTGGCTTATCTTTAGTTTCAAACCACCAATCAGGCTTTTGCAGGTGTAATGAAAAATATGCAAAGCCAAGCATACCAAGCGCACCTTGTATACGATACCTCCTAGCAGGGTCTACCATTGCTAGGGGCAGTCTACTTGTAGCCGCAACAGACCAACTCATAAGACTATATGGTAAAGTCATAGCACCAGACTCAAATCGCACCATTTCTACACCATCAGTAGTCATGCGTGGGTCAACCTTTAGCCCTATCTTGTCCGTCAAAGCACTGCGTTGGAAGTATATGACTCCATCCATAGCGGCTGGTCTATCCATTGCCTGTGACATAAGAATAGTATTTTGTGACTGCAGGTTAATTGCTGTTTGCACCTTGCGATATAATTCACGTTGGGCAAAAGTTTCTTGAGGCCACTCGGTTGCATTTAATAGATGAAATCTGCCAAACTTAATCTTCTCTGACTCAATCATATCTTCGCCAGTTTCTTTTTTTAGATTACCAATGGCTTGTAAATCTTCTAACTCAAGCCCAAG